CCCCTCCCCATCGAAACATGTTAGCAAACCAATTGGGATCATGAAGCCCCTTGGGTGGTTCATTCCCTAACATTATAACCCCCACCCCTTTACTAACATATGGAATATTCCAAAACACGGTAAAATACTTGCTTTTGAATACTTGTTTGTTTTCTTCCAATCGTCGCATTTTACTGTTCATTGAACGATAGAATCCACCGTTATCTTGACCAATATCAACGGATGGATTTGGTCCTTGAGAAGTTGGATCAAATACATCATCCACCGTCATTTTTTTGTCGTAAAACTGATTGTAAGCATCTTTAATCTTTTCAAGAAACCCACGAGAACGGAGGATTTTGAAGACTATATTTTCAGTACTGAATTCACCTTCTCTGGTCAATCCGGCTTGACGATACTTACGGAGTGACTCCAGAATTTTTTTCAATTTTTTGTCGTCTTTCTTTTGAATAGTATCATTGATACATTCCACCCACATGGAGTACTTCTTCTGAATTTGTTCCTTATCGATTGAAAGTTTTTCCGGCGTCGGAGGCTTTATCCATTGGTCTTTTACGAGAGAGTAGATAGCCGTTGCAGAGTTTTTTTCGTTGATATCCTGAATGTAAAGTTCTACCTCATGTCCTTTTACTTTAATATCGTGTTCCAGATTCCATTTTCCTGCCAACGAACGGAAAAATTTCTCTCGGGTTTTCTGATCCAATCCAAGAGTAGAACCGTCCACAACAATATGAACATCTATATCACTTTCAGGTGTCCAGTTGTAATTTGCAGTTGATCCCAAAAGATACACGTCTTGTATCTTTAATTGGAGTTCAGTGTCCATGTAAAAATCAAACGCTATCTGGAGAAGCACCTTTCGAACTTCGGGATCAAGATGTTTATCGGAATCCCAAAGTTCCGGACAAAGAGTTTTGTTATGAAGCTGAACAATATCCTCAGCAATTGCTGGAAGCCTTCCGGTATAACTCGCCATTCCAGCACCACCACCTTTTTCAAATGGAATTTTTTTACGTCCCGCAGCCTTAATATATGCTTTGATATTGGCTTCCCTTTCATTTTCGGCACCGGCCTGTTTGTATAACTTGTCAAGTTCCTTTTTGATTTTGTCTTTTTCTGGTCCCGGCGCAGCAAGATGAAATTGCGGAAGAAGAATGTCGATCTTCTTTCTAATCTCAGGAGGAATTTCCAGTCTTGGAGCTTTGTATGACCCAGATGAATGTTTCCATTTTACAAATCCGTCGTAACGTGCGGAATCACCATATTCCACGTAATAGTCGTCAATGTTCTCACCAATATCCTTAAAGAATTTTTCGATTATGTCACGATAATCATCAACTCGTTGTTCATTTTCATAGAACGAAAGAATTTTCTTGTCGCTCCAAAGTCTTCCACGGAGAACTTCATAACTTCCCGGTGGTGCAGGCATATTAATATCACCATGCCATGCCGCTCTTCCGCTTGTACGTTGGTCATTATAAAGAACCTTGACAGGTGCGTTTTCCTGATTCCCTTGTTTCATTAATTTGAACGCAACGGCTGGACCTTTACTACATCGAACAACAGTATTTCCATTTTTGTCAGTAACAGTATCAGGATTTTCATTCAACAAACGCTGAATGAGATTATCAATAGTTTCAATGAGACGGTCTTTCATACGTGAAATGAGTTGATACGTATAAATATCAATTTATCTCATAAAGTCTCGACAATTTCTTTAAGCTTTACAGGGGTTTTAGTATAAGGAAAAAGAGCGTTAACAGTAGCCTGCCATTTGAAAGAGACGTGAAGAATTCCAATACCACCTTTTTCATTCCATTGTTTAATTGTTTTATCCTTATCATCTACTATGATTTGGTTAGGTCCGGAGTACTGAGCGGCTTTGAGGCTCGCAAATGGAACTATGATTATATTCTGCTTCTCAATTTGGGGTATATTGGACTGAACCCATCTAATCTTTGCCTCCTGAACCTCTTTGAATTTAGACCAATTATCTCCCGTGCCAGCAGATGACAAAATTCGAACCACTTTGAAATGAGATAAAGCAAAACGAACTAATTCTTTTCCACCATAAATCCATTCCAATCCAATAAAAAAAGAATAGGGATTTGTTAAGTACAAAGTGGATTCACTTCCTTTTCCGTGAATAGCTTCATATTCCTTTACACCAATCCCACCGGAAAGTTTTTTGAAACCACCGTCAAAATCGGTAATAACACCATCCATGTCGAGATATAGCACATAATCAGTTTGCATTAAAATAAGTTGACAGTTGAGTTTTTATACGATAGGTTTCCTATAACCTTCCCAATTAATAGTACATAGTACATAGTACAAATTATAAAGTACATAGTACAAAGTACAAAGTACAAATTATAAAGTACATAGTACAAAGTACAAAGTACAAATTATAAAGTACATAGTACAAAGTACAAAGTACAGAGTATAGAATGTAACTGTTTCATAGTAGAAAGTTATAGGGAGAAAAAGTCTCGATAGTCAAACCCTTCTTTGATTTTTTTCTTTGTTGGTTTAACTTCCGAAGATGGACTTGGTGTTATTGGTTTTTTTCCAGTAACAACTTGGTGAGCACCTTTGATTTTCCAATCGGGTACTTCTCCCGGTCCAGTTACACCAACTGCATCCCAAAATGCTTTGATTTGGTCTGGTGAAGTAAAAGGACTCAACCCATACGGGGCGAGATATTTTGCATTGAATCTTGCAAGTTTTTCCTCATCTGTTGGTGGTGTAGGAACAGATTTGACTGGCTCTGTTGGTTTTGCAGGAGCTACAACCGTTGGTTTAGATGGTTCCACGTGTTTTGGTGCGGCAACTGCTGGATCGGCCTTGGGAGTTTTTGGAGTCTCTGGTTTTTCAATGGGCTTCTCGGCAGGTTTCTTAGTTGGAGCTTTTTTCTTTGGTACTAAATCCTTCAACTTTGTGGAAGGCTCGGATTTTGGAGCTTCTGGTTTGGGCTCAATTTTTGACTTTGGTTTTTCTGGCTTTTCAGCAGGAGCAGTTTTACCCGCCGTTTTTGGAGGCTCTTCGGCTTTTTTTGGTGGTTTTTCTGGTTTTGCTTCTGGTGGAGCGGGAATTTTCTCAACCCTTCCATGTTTTTCAGGTGGAGGGTTGATCATTTTTTCCTTTCCAGTAGGTGGTTCGATGGGGGGTTCTGGAGTACCGATTTCTCCCGAGCCTATCTTCTCGGGGGGAATAACCATGTGTCTTTCACCACGTTCTGGTTCTGGTTGAGCACCTTCTGGAATTCTGGCTAAACTATCAACCAGTTCAGCAGTTGTTTTTGAATCAACGGTTATATCTTTCAAAAACCTTTGAAGCTCTGGATTTACAGATGAGATGTTCTTTATAACATCAAAATCGGTGCGTAAATTTCCGTCCATATCAAATAAATCAGATGCCTTGAAGATCAGGAGTGGCTTCCACCGTGTCTCTTTTCCAAGTGATACCGGTTTTCCTGTTTCAGGATTTATTCTGAATACTTCCGGAAGATATTCTATATGATGATAAATCATATCTCTACCCAATTTGTAACGAAAATGCCAATAAAGTCTGTCTCCATTTGGAAGAATCGTTGAAACTTTACCGGGAAAAATATATTCCGCTTTTGATGCGTCTCGTTTGATATAACCACCAATTTTTTTCCCCAACTCTCCGCTTTTAAGTTGAGCAGTTATGGATGCTATAGATTTCCGAATAAGATCAAGAATATTGTCTTTTGCTTTATCTGATAACGTTTCTGAACCAGAGGGTGTCGGAGCAGACGTTGCTGCCGTTGACGCTGGAGGTGCCTTTTTTTCGGTTCCTTTTGGTAAGTCAGTTGGAGCCGCAGTAGAAGATGACGGCGGTGGTTTTGGAGGTTCTGCAACCTTCGTTGGAGTTGCAGGAGGAGTTGACCCCTTTGGTTCTGTACCAGTTGATGAAACAGGACTTGGAGATTTAAAAGGTTCCGAAGTAGTTGCTGCTGATTTTTCTGGGGTAGTTGGAACAGGAGAAGGAGTTGGGGCTGGTGTTTTTGGTGGTTCATGAGCCGGTGCAGGAGCCGAAGAAACAGTTGGAGGAGTTAAGCCAAGAATTGGTTTTTCAATAACCTTTTCTAACGCCTCAAGTGCTTCTTTTGCTCCGGGTACCGCAGAAACGATTTTCCTCGTAATGTATTGTTCAGGAACGATATTCATTTTCCGAACATCATTCAAAAAGTTCTCATAAGCAGAAGCAATTCTTGCTTTGTAAGAATCAAGAATGTTTTGAAACCCCCCTTTTGCTCTAGCACCAAGATTACTAAAAGTAGGAAGAGCCTCAGTAACAGGGAGTTTTCCAAGATTAATTCTTTTCAAAGCATAATCGAGTTCTTGAAGGTTCCAGTATTGCTCCATCTCATCATCCGTAGCGTGTTGAACCCACGGTTGAAGAGCATTTATGGTGCTTCGGATAAGAGACAGTTCCGTATTAACAAAATTGCGGAAAAGGGAATTGAATTTGGCTGACTCCGTGGTTCCAACGTTACCAAAACCTGAGATATTCTTCGCTCCTTGAGTAAAGGCAGACACTCTTGATTTCAACCTATCCCACAGACCTTCATCAATGTGTGGTGACATTCCAAGATTTTCGATGTATTTTTCGTCCATATTTCAACCTATAAATATAGCAGGATAAACCTTCCTGTCAAGATAAACATTACCGATCAAATTCCCGATTTACGTCACCGTATTTACCAGAATAGGAATATCCGCCTTGAGTTGCGATGGCCTCTAGTGTTGCAGTCCCCCCTTCGACGAACATTTCTGCTAAATCACCTCTTCGATGAACTACGTTCAATGCCTTGTCACAGGCATAAAGTTTTTCCTCTGGAGTCTTAGCGTTAAAAATAACATGGTATAGATTCTTCAATGGTCTGAGACCATAATCACTGATCAACCAATTGCCGTGTTTGTTTGTAAAATAATCTGCCATCCAATTGTCCCATTCTTCATCGGTGAAGGTAATTCCGAAGTTTTCTTCGATTTCTGGACGTGGATCGTATGAGGTATGACCCATCATTTCGGTGGAAGCTTGAAGTCGGGCAATATTTGTAAGAATCTGGTCGGCTATTTTATCGATGTCATTTTCTTTTACTCTATTGTATTTTCCAAAGGTAAACCAAACTCGTTTTAGCAAGGAAGCCGGAATAGTTTTCCATGGAACACGTCCCTTTCCCCCGCTTTGCTTCAAATGTATTGCAAGGTCATATAACTGTTCCTCTCGGCGACGATAAAAATCTTCGATGGCATTATAATCTGGATCATCACCAACCTCATGTAGATGACTCAGATAGATTTCTCGCAGGAGTTGTTTTAATCGGATCATACGTATAAATATAGAAACAAATTCTATTCGAACCTCGTCCAAACATATTTGTGGTGACCACAATCCCAAATTCTATCATATCCATTTAATTGCATATTTTGCCATTCGGTTAGATTAGGGTCGTAGATGCTCAAGATTTTTTTAAGTTTATGTTTTTGAAATTTCATTCGATGTATTGGAACCCCTTTATTAGGATGAAAATACATATAGTTTGGAGAAGTATCTTTGTCTCGTTTCATTCCACATTTTTCATATACTCTTCCATTAAAAAACCGTTTATCACAATAGGATACAATTGAAATTGGATCATACTGATGGACGAAATATGAAAAAAGTTTGGACGCTCCACCGACAACATTTACGCCGTTTTTATTACAAAATCGTGACATTTCATACTGATATTTTTTATCATATCTGGATTTACAAAATGTCATAATTGACACAAGAACTTCATTATAATAGAGTCCAAAACATACCGAGCTTTTATCGTTTCCTTGAATGTGGTTTTGTGTTAAGAATGAAGATTTTTCATTGGGAGTGGGAACACGTATTTTGCATTTTCTAGCATAAATGGTTTCCGACAGTCCCAGACAGTTCAATAATATGCTTTTTATGATATCTTGTTTATTGATCCATTCCCAATCGAGCACATGAAGCAATCTAATTCCTTTTTTTTCGGCAAGCAACGATTTTTCAATATGATATCGCTTACTCTTTTTTCCGAATACTTCACTATGCCACATAATTCCATTACATTCGATTCCAATACTTTTTTCAGGCAATAAAATGTCTATTTCATTTCCATTGAGTATGGTTCTGTCGTGTATTTTTACTGTGATATTTTCTGAAAGCAAAAAAGAACGCATTTCATTTTCAATGGACGATTGAAATCGATGGTGGGGGTAACAACGTAAACACCGTGGAATGTTTCCAGAATACAAAGTATCCTCAAACTCATTTCCACATTTACAACATCTAAATTTGTAGAGAGAATGATAATCCGAATTTTTGTATTCGTCAGGTTGAAATAACGGAATGACCAAGGATTTTAATCGGTCCCCATTAAACAAAGAATTTATCATCTGGGATCTCCGATTTTCTTTTCTTTTCTGCTTAATTTCTGGGAGTTGAGAAATGTTGGAAATCCCTTGCGAGGAAAGATAACTCTTAAATTTAGAAGACCCAAATCCAATTTCTCCACTTCGAGATCTTGAAGTGGTTGATGCCAAAGTATTTGGAGAAACTTTCATTTTGTATTTCTCCAAAATTGTCTTTTTCATTTTCTCCCGGTTATTATATGTTGGGCTTCCGTATCTCGTTTTCTTTGTCTCCAATGTTTTTTTAATATTAACATAATTTTCATCACCATACTTTTCTAATAAGGTCTTTTTTATTTTCTCTCTTACGTTAGCATACGCCCCGCTCAATCGTTTTTGCCTTATTTTTTCTTTGACAGATTCTAATTGAGATGGATGATCAACCCCGTATTTTTTCCTGAATGCTTCTTTTATTTTTAGTCCTCTTTCGGTCATAACAATACTACTGATTTTATGGATAAATATCATATAAAAGAAGAAAAGCAACTTTTTATATAGAAACAACGAAAAAAAAGACCCTCGAATTCGAGGGTCTTTCTGAGTATCTTTTTATCTTTTTATCTTTTCCGTTTTAGGCACCCGCTCCAAACGTCGCACCTGTTGGCAGGATGTTGAAGTCGAAGATGATGAACTCAGCCGTCTTGGTTGGCTTCAAGTAGATTTGACCGTAAAGAATATTTTGGTCGATTATATCTGGTGTATTGTTGGTTTCATCCATCACAACCTCGAATGCATACAGACCCGAGCGTTGCTGAATGCTCTGGAGGTATGGATTGACGATTGCCAAGAAGCGGTTGCGAGTTGCTGCCGTATTCTGTTCAAACACCAAGTAGCGTGCCGTAGAGGCGAAGAATTTCTTGATTTCGATGAGCAGACGACGAACGTTAATTCTGTCGAGTGCCGACGAACTGTTCTGCAATGTCTTTTGACCCCAAACCACGATGCCCTGACCGGGGAATGCGGCGATTGGATTGACTTTGCCTTCATAGAGGTCATCCCGTTCCTGATGAGTAGTACGGTCGGTGACCATCTTGGCTTGTGGGATTCCACCACGATTCAAACCTGCAACCGCCCACCATTCTCCAGCTACTTTGTCGTTAGCCGCATATACCGCAGGAAGAACAACAGACGGAGGAACCGTAATGATCTTGTTAGTGTTGGTGTCTTTGATTTTAACCCATGGGTAGTAAGCGGCAGCATAGTTCGTATCAAACTCTGCCGCAAGAGCCACCACAGATTCAATCTGACCGCTGCTTGGATTGCCGTCATCTTGATAAAGATCAAGGATGTAGAAGCAATCACCACGGGCTTCGCACATATCAACCACAAGATTGGTTACATAAGAGTGATGCTCATAGATGATACCGGGAGTCACAATCATGTTGATATCCCACTCGTCTGCATTTCCGAGTGCGGAGATACATTGTTTGTAGGCAATAGAACCAGCCGTGTTGATGTTTGCACAGTTTAGACCCTGTGTGTTGCCGGGGGTAATATCGGCACCAACGTTGATTGGGATTGCTGGTGATTGACCATCAAACCCACCTTGGAAACCGAAGACGAATTTACGCATCTTGACGTAAGTAGTTTCCATGGAAGCGTCATACTCTGCCGGAATGATATTCGAACCATTAATGATTGAACCCGTCGAAACACCGCCATCAGTGATTTCTGAATCCAATGCGAAGGTAGTATTTCTACCAATACTGCTATACGCACCGAACTCTGGCAATGGAGCGAAGTATTCTTTGTTATCATCTGCTGTTCCAATACCAGCCGATGCTGTTGGATACAATCCAGCGAGTTCACTATCGGCACCTGCTGGTGCGTCATCAAAGTTAACACCTGACGGATACTTACCGGGATTTGATCCATACACCGATGCTTTGGTGTACTTCATAGGAGGACACCAATATCCAGCCGCACTGTTGATAGGAACTGAGTAAGGAGCGAATCCATATGGCACTGCTGAAACGGGCCACGGAATATCGTTCATCTCAACACGGATATACTTGCTTTGATTTTCGTAAGTTCCGAATTCCAGAATCTTACCATTGAAGTCAATATAGTTGTATCTGTCACCAATTCTGCGAGCAATATAATTCGAAGAATTTGGATCGAGATTCAAGTTATTGAATTGTTGGAGAATCTTTGGTTTTCTGTCAGTGTCACTATAAGCTCGAACTGTTAGTGTGAAAGAACCCCAATCTTGTCCCGCAACTGTACCAGCTAACTTAACGTTGCTGATTTCAATCTTGTAGGCCGTGTTCATGTTCGTTCCATCTGACAAGGTATGAAGCCTGAAAAGATTGAAACGTGTTGGAGAACCACCGTTCCATGGAGAAATTTTTTGCGAAACAACCCATGGGGTAGAAGCGTTGGTTAAACCAAACGCCGAATCACCGTTGTTTAAATCCAACGAATAATCGTCAGTGAATTTCATCGGTTCACCGGCGAAAACGGTATCCGGCAAGAAACTTCCAGAAATCCACCATTTTGTTGGATCGGCCACAACTGCGGCGATTTCATTTTCAAAGATTTTGTAAATATAGGCAGCTTCTTTCTTGGTTCCTGCAACATACGTATCTGGATCACCAGCCGTTGGGTCATTACCAAAGACCGAAGTGATGTATTTCGTAGAAGCAGGATTCAACGAAAAGTTGTAGATTCCGTAAGGAGTGTCGCTATTCGTGGATTTCAATGTGAGATTGTAATCTACAGGAATCGTTGAACTTGGCTGGCTTGCCGTAGTCATCGTAGAACCGCTGAAACCGGGAGCTTCAAGCGATGTGTTAATCGCTGCGTTTTGAGTATCAGCAAGAATTGCCAACACTTTGTACTCGGCATTTCCAGCCGTCCACGATCTGCTACATGCGTCATAAACTGGGTCTCCATCGGACTCGAACAATCCGTTGTAGGCACCAAATGAGCCAGTAATAAGCCCTTCCAAGAAATATGTGGTTACACCGCAAGTCGTACTAATCGACATTGTGGTATTTAGGGCAAATGTTGAAACAAACGGGAAGTCGCCGGTTCCGGCCCAAATATCCGTTCGAACTATTGAACTTGAATATGGGACGACAATATCATTCGGCCAACGATTCTTCAATCCATCGGCAATCAAGTAATTCTTGATAGCAGTATCACGAACTGATGGATTTGAACCTGTTAAAGCGTAACTTGCTGTTCCAACATATGGAAGCAGGATTGTGAAAGTTCCCAAATCTTGAGTCAAGTTACTGTAATACAAACTTCCGTTGGCACGAGAACCATTTGCTGTACCAGTAGCAGCTACATTAGCAAATGTTACAACAACGGGAACGTTTGGAATTGCTAAAGAACCAGTAACACCGGAATAGGAAATATCATTACCGCTGCCCAAGCTGTTCGAAGCATAGGTTATGAATGAGGATGAAGACAAAAGTGCTTGTGTAATATAAGCATAGGATGAACTTGGTTTAGTCCATCCGGCATCTGCGTCACGCAACCAATTACCCTTAATGGCGTAAATGACAAGCGGATACTTTTGATGGTACCCCGTCAACGCACCGACACGACAAACGGTTACAAACCCCTTTTCAATAAGGTATTCCTTGGCAGTATATGGGCCGTAGTAAACACCGTCAGCCACACCAAACCTCTCTTCAAGATCTGCTGTACTTTCGACGATGGTTGGTGAGAATCCCGGTCCCTTTGGGAAAGGGGCCACGACCACAGCACCGATATCGGCAACCCCTTGGGCAAGTCCAGAGAGATCATTCTCTCTTGTAAATACACCGGGGCTCACAATTCTATCTACGGGAGAAAATCTTCCACCTTCTGTGATTGGCATAAGTTATGTTCCTTTGCTCTGGTTCATTGAATGACTGCTTATAAATATCCCCAGAAAAACAGAAAAACAAAAAATCTATGCGAGGTGATATTTACGGAATTTTTTCAATATTTATAATCGGATGGAGATCCATCCAAATTAAGTCACGAGTAAGGGTGGAGTGGTAGGAATATAACAATCGTTCATTGTTTTTGACTGCCACCACTCTACTCTATAGTAGAAACGCCCCTGAGTGGGGGCGTTTCTTATGTACACCGATGAATTTTCCAGCCTTCATACATGGTTCGATTGATGACAATTTTTCTTTCTTGTTCTAATTCTTCCAGAAGTTTTCTGGTTAATCCGATTGACGACCCGCTAAGAGTTTCCTCACTTACTGTATTTGGATAAAAAGGAAGTTGGGATAGAAGACTTTCTTTTCGTTGGTTCCGTTGACGTTTCTTTTCGTTGGCTTTTATAGTCGCCACGGGATGAAGTTTTCTGTGACAATCGCCGCATAAACAGACAAGATTGGACATGAAAAGATGTTCTTCTCCATGATGAATATTCGCTTCTTCTGTATGATGAACTTGAAGTCCTTCACGTTTGCCACATGCACATTTCCATCCTGCTCGACGTTTTACTTCTGCGGAGATTATCATCCAGTAAGAAGTCTTTAAGAAGTAAAAGTAACGTAATTTCAAAATGTATGATTTAACCTGTTCCCAGTCGATACCCTTCGCCAGAGATACCATTTTTTCATAGGAACCCGCACCTGTATCTTGATCCGCCTTCAAATACTCAAAAATGAACTCTTCCGGAGTCATAAAATCAAGATGAAGAAGGAGTTGAAGGAGGAGGATTCGTTGCAATGAATGTACCGTCTTGAAGGTTCAATTGACCTTCACCATATTTCTTAGTAAGCTTCTCTAGAAGTGAAGATTCCATTTCTTGGAGTTGGGAATATTCCTCTTCGGCTTTCTTTTCTCGGCTCTCTAGCTCATTAACCAGAGCCAAAAGATTTTTGCGTTCAAGATGAAACCGGCCAAACTCGAATACCTTTTCTTGAAATTTTTCTTG